TAAGTCTCTAAGATCCCGATGCCAATCCTCCCATCTGGGAGTAGCTGTCCTGCGACTAATGATCCGTTCCTGCGTGAAGGACTGACATCGAAACCAAACACAGTATAAGCCCCAACAGCCATTTCCAAGGTGCTATCCGAGGTATCTTCCAAGATGCCGTGAGGCCATGGACTACTTAACGAATCGATCCACTGGCAAAGCGTTTCAGTGCGCGTGTTTTCGATAGGAGATGTAGCAATCGCTTCTTCAATCGCTTCCTCCGTGATTGTGTACCCCAGTGAGGGGTTAGCCAAAGCCCATGCATCGCGATCAGTTATCTTGCAATACTGTGGCGCAGAATACTCATAGAATCCGTAAGACCTTGGCGGATAGTCAATAGCTCGTTCTCGTAAGTCGTTGAGGACAGTGCTGAAAGCGTCTCCTGCATTAGAGGTAAGAAGCGTTTGAGAGTTTGGATGAGCTCTAGTCGTAGGAGTAGCAGCTCTAAATCCATCTTCTGTGATCTCTCGGATTTCATCGATGTAGAGTAGGCCATTGACACTTCTGCCGCGAGATCCGTCTCTAGTTGCTGCAACAACATCGAGCCTTGCTCCAGATAACATCTCAATAGACTCTGTGCCGTTAGCGTGTCGGATTTGCTTAACGAATCCTTTAAGGTGGTCATTGGTCTCCAATAGGTGAGTGATTTGTCTAAAAGTGTCTAAAGCCATGCTTCTGTTAGAGCTCATGATGAGGACATTGGTATTCCACTTGATTAGGTGCGCAAGAATCAACATACGCGCCAAGTGAGTCTTACCATTCTGTCTAGCCACGAGAATTAGGTTTGTCTTACGAATCCAGAGACCTTTTTTGTCCACGGTCAATATGTCCTTTAACACATATTCCTGCCAAGGCAATAAAGGGATCTTGACAATCTCACAGAGATCTAAAACATCTTGCAGCTTGTTTTCGCCTTTAAGAAGTGGACTGTGAAGCCGTGGTTTGGTTGCCCCTCGTAGGGCTTTGGACTTTCTGGGCTTAGTTGTCATTGATCTGGATCAGGTCGGGTCTTAAAAGGACTGTCCAGCATCGTCTCGGACTGCATCGGGGAGACATAGGTTGAAAAGACAGGGGGGGTAGCCGTCTGTGCTAAAAAAACACCCTCATCTTTGCTTGACTTGCGCAGGTTGCATGCCTTGCACAACACTTGAAGATTCTCTAGATCATGTGTGCCTCCACGCTTACGTGGGATGATGTGGTCGATGTGCAATGGTTCTTCATCTGATCCACAGTACCGACAGTTACGTCCATCTCTATCGAACACACGCTGCTTATGAACTCTATAGCGTCTGCTGTTTAACTTGTCTAATGCCATCCATGTACCTTCCAATGTGCCCATGCATTACAAGGTGTTGAGTACCTATGCTTAATATAGCGTAAGCCCCATTCTACTTGCTCTATTGGTGTAGCTGTTAGTAACCATACACTCTTACCTTGTGGTATGCCTACTGCTCCACTGCTTTTGTTATATGCATTGTAATTCCAAGCACTTTCTTTACCATACAAGGATGCTATGCACTTATATTGTTTAATGTCATTAAGTGAGTAATAAGCATATTGTTTAGGTGTTAGTTTTATATCGCTCATATTAGAACTACCTGCTTCATACGGTAGCAATAGAGATATCCCAATAGCTACTAGCACCCCGCGAGCTACGCCCCTAAGGGGCTCGCGGTGAGCCTTTGAGAGGCTCTGCTGTGTTAGCGTACCGAACCTGTCAAGTAACAGCGTTAATCTTGGGCGTGTCATCACTAATGTACCTCCTGTGGATAACTTCTGTGGATAACTATTTATCCGTACTGTAGAATCCTTTACCTTTGAAATGGATTGCAGCTGTGCTTATTGTCTTAACCATTGGCTCATTGCAATAGGTGCAAGGAATCATTGGTCGGTCGTACCATCCGTGACTAATCTCTTGACTAAGATTGCAGTCTGAGCATCGGTAGTCGTAGGCTGGCATGTGAAGCACCTCGTTATCATGTATGTGCCACAAGCTGTGCAACGGTCTATGTCAGCGTCTGTGGGCTCTTTGTCTAAGTGACCGTATTTTAATAAGAGTAGTGGCAATAGATCAGCTAGTCGGATTATGGCGCAATACTCGGCAGCATCCTCGCCTTGTCCGTTAAGCCTTATGACTCCCAATCCTAATTCCCCCGAAGTGGATGTGCGAGCCTTTAATTGTTTCATGTATGCAAGTGGTTGAAATCCAGCGCGGGCTTTGACTTCAACATCAAACGGTACATTGACAATATCCTTGCCACTACCCCTTCCCACACATGCGCCCTGCCACCAAGTCGATAGGTACTCAGCTACTACGCGCTCTGTGCGGAAACCTCTGTGCTTTCTTGCTTGATTAGCCATTAACTGCTTTACACTTAGCACACTGCCATGTGACTATGCCATTGACAGAATCAGATGTAATATCTGCTAAGTCACGTATTTGTACAGGCTCATTACATAACTGACATGCGATGAAGGCTGTCATTAGATCTAGCCATTCACCATTTATCTTAATTCCAACGCTTCCCATTACACTCTCACTTCCTGTGGACGCCATTTTCCATCTGATCCCATTCGATACCATGCTGGCGGACAGTCGGATTTGACTCCACCTGCGTTCATGTGAGCGCATTGATAGCCGCCCCATGCCTTGCCATTCTTCTCACCCTCGCGCCATCGCATGTGTCCATGCTTGCAACTTGGAGCTTCTTGTGCTTCACCTGTCCCGATGATTGCAGCTACATTCTCTAATGCTTTCTCTAGCGTTTGTGGAGCATCTACTACCTTCATATATTGATTTACTGGAGTCGTCCAGTAATCTTGTTCTTGCGCTGGTACGAGTTCTTGTACCACTGGCTTAAAAGGCTTAGCTGCCACTACCTTGCTCATCTCTTCGCGGCTTGGTCTCTTTCCTTTAGCTGCATAACCTGCGTTTGCAAGCGCCCTGCCGATCGCTGAAGTCTCGCAATTCTCCAATGCTGAAGTCGAATTAACACCTCTATCTGTAATCTTCTCTTCAGCGTACCCTGTCGCCCACGCAACGCTGTCGCCAGCAGTCTTAAATAGATACGCCTTAACGATGTATCGATCCTTTTCGACCACTTCCAACTCAGTTGCAATGCGAAAATCAACATAATCCTTAATAAACTTTTCAAGTCTCACCTCGACTGTCTCGTAATCGGCTAAATTAAACATAGAGATCGTTCTCCTCTGTGGCTAGTTGCCCAGCCAATGCTCCGTAGCTGCATAGATCAACCCAATTGTCTATGTGCTGTGCTGATTGATTAGTCCTAGCCAATTTAACTAAGATCATGATGCCTGCCACCTGATAGTCATGTATTGGCATCTGTAAGTAAGCACTCAGCATCATGGCTGTGTGTTCTAAGTTATCAGCTGGATGACCATAAGTAAGCCCACGATCACGGATTGTGTCGGTGGCTGTTAATAGAATCTCTGTTGCTTTCATTCCTGCCAAAATCCTTGTCGGCTGATTTCGCGTCCACGAACATAACCTTCGCGCTTGCCGTCCTTAAAGCCTTGCCAATACCAGATGAAATTAGTAGCTAGGAATAAGCCAATAATTCCCATAATCGTTATTGCGTTCATTGTCTGCCTATCTGCATCCAGTGCCCTTGACTGGCTTACATGATTAGAGTCTCACGCTTGTCTGACAATGTCTAACACATTTGTGTAACGAAACGATAACGATTCTGCAGCGTCAACAGCATCATCGAGCGTGTTACGAATATCAGGCGTAAAGTCGTCCATATAGTGTAAATGATCCATCCTTGTTTATGGGCACTAGCATCGGGCTTACTCGGTCTCCATGAGTCTCGATCACTGCCACACTCATCTGCCAATTAGCACTGCCAGCCTTTAGATAAGAGGCTTTCTTCTTGTCCATAACATTACCTGCTTCTAAGCCCCATAAAGTCCTGTACGAGGCTCCTATGCCCTCTGTGAAGGCACTAATCCCTGCTCTATGAGTATGTCCACAGACCACGGACTTGCCAAACTTACGCGCTAAACCTAGAGCTGTGAGTCCAGCGTTGGTATTCATTGATCCTTCATCACCATGCACTAAGACCCAGCCTTTGTGGAATTCAAAGGGCTTCTTATGAAAACGGATCCCCATGTCATTGAAACCCATAAAGCGGGAGTATTCGAGTTCTGGAAGTCCGATGAGGCTAGGAGCTCCTCTAACGAGAGTGTGGTAAAGACGATCTGTGTGGTTGGATCGAGTGATGTCGGTGGTTCCCAAGTCCCAGAGAATGCTTTGAGCCAGACTTCTATCGGCATCTAAGTGCCCCTCGTATTCTAGGTGCGTACCTTTAGCCCACTTGGACTGCGATTGCATGTCCAGTTCATCGCCTGTGTTGAGCACAAGGTCAAACTTCTCACGCTTTACTAACTTGATTAGATTCTTAACGGCTTGCTCATGGTGATATGGGATCTGTAAATCCGAGATAACCAGATAGCGTTTTTTAATCATCATCCTCATCTTCGTAATCGCCAAAGCGTTCTGGCTCAATTGGATCAGGCAAGATCCATGCAGGATAGGCAGATCGTTCTACGATGATTCCTAGTACAGTTTCCTCGTCAAAGCCAGCTCTTTTAAGGCTTTGTGAAAATTCATACATCCCAATGCAGTAAGCATCAAGAGCTGAGTAATCTTGCTCTACAAGATCCTTAGTCGCTTTTCTTGCCATGACGAAATTATCGCTCTAGAAGTATGTTATAGATCTCATCGACACGCTGATTGAGACGCTTTATCTCAGATAGCAGATGAGTAATGACATAGCCTGCAAGTCCGCCTATTACGACCAATGTGCTTATGTATAAGCTAAAAAAATCTTGCTGCGTCATTCGACCATTCCGAACGAATCGTCTTTAGGATTTAGCCAGCGTAATACTGGAGGCAGAATAGAAGCAACACCTGCATAGGCTAGAGCTTTAGGGTCAGTCACTCCTGAGGCCGCAAGTGTGATGACAGCCGCAAGAAAGGCTCTTATCCAAGATCCTGACATTTTCTTTAGTTCGTTCATTACTGGCTCCTAACATAGGTATCTGAAAAAAAGCACTGTCATCGTCAGCCTTTTTCGTAAAGCTGATATGCGCGTGCTTAGTGTGTTTGTTAGCCCCTGTGTATTTACGCCACTTCCATCCGAGGATAGGAGAGGCAATTCTGCCGTTGAAAATGATGTAGGCAATTCTTTTCTTGCTATCAGACTTTGCATACTTTCGAATCTCATCTGCAAGATCTGGCATGATTTCTGGTTTTGATCTACCCGATAAGTCAGCGTCCACATCGATAGCACGAACGATTCCTGTCGTAGCATCTGGGATATGATCAGACTTGCCAGCACGCATGTGCCGTATATCTGCGATCCAACCGTCAGACGCACGATCACGCTCTGGGAAGGAATCATCAAACTGCTCTCTTAATTGGGTTGCAGCTTTAGAAAGTTTAGGCTTCATCCAAGTAGTAAAGCTGCTTCTTCTGCTGTGATGCCAAGCTTGTCTAGGAGCGCAGCCTTGCCAGCAGCCTTAGCTACTGCATTTGCTTCTTCCTTAGCCTTCTCGTCTGCATAAGTTTTAGCATCTGCTACTTGCTGTGCTATTTCTTCTGCTGTTAATTCGATCTCTGAGACTTCCCCAGTAGAACAATCAACTACGATCTTTTTGTCTGACATGTTGTCTCCTTATGATTTCGATATGCCGTAGAGGGTTGCCGTTGTGTATTGCACAAAAGGATTATTTGGTTGCACTTTAATTGTGTTAATTGCTGAAGTTGAAGCATAATAACCTGCGCTGACACCTAAATCATAGTCATAAGTTGCAGTGGAATTATTTTCAGTTGCAGCGTTAATGCTAATAGTCTTAAAATCGCTTCCTGAGTAGTTAGGAAAATACATACTTGCATTACCAAAAGTATTTGAAGTTGCAGTATTAGCGTCTACATGAGGAACTGGGAATAAAGTATCAATACTTGTGCTCTTTGATGATGAAACTCCGCCATAGCCTTCGATAAGAGTCATGCTGTATAAAGTGCTTGATCCAGTGTCCCCATTAAAACTAACATAAATACCCGCATACGGAGCAGATCCGCTAACACGTGCAGACAGAAATAATTGTAAATCGGTATAACTGCTGCTAATAGAAGAAAACGTAATACTCGCTACACCGCCACTAGCTACCGTAACGGACGCAATTTTACTAAATGTATCTGCCATTATGCTGCCTTTATTCCATATAGCGTAAGCGAGGTTCCCGAATTCATATTACCTGCTCCTGATCTTTGAATGGTAATAGAGCTTATTGCTGAAGTTGAACGATATAAAGCAACAGTTCTGCGAACGAAATCGTTTGTATTGACGTATTCAATAATTGAAGTTTTATTAACACTTGTATTTGAATAGTTCATTACATTAATAATCGCGGAATTGATCCTACTAGTTGTTCCGTAACCTAAAGCAATTTGAGCGACGCTTGTAGTTCTAATGCTAGAGGCTGAAGTGCCGTCTCCGATAAGTTGAGTTGTTGAATACAAGCTACTTAAATCTGAATTAAATCTCATTATGAAATCATCTGCTGAAGCATTAGATCCTACAAACACCGCTATTAAATCTGTGTAGCTAGAAGGAATACTAGATAAGGTAATCGAGCTTGCAGCACTACCTAAAGTAGTAGTTGCTATTGGTGTGTATGTTGATGCCATTTTTACCCCTTAATTCCGTATAAGGCAAAAGATGAGTATTGCCCAAAAGTAGAAGCAGAACCTTGAGAATAGGCATATATAGTTATTGTATTAATTGCTGAAGTGGAAAACCATAAAGCAGAACGTAAATCTATCGAACCAGAGCCATTATTATCGCATCCTGTTAAACCTTTAATCGTTTTATTTTTGTTGACATTTCCATAATCTAAAATATCAATCACTGATACATATGGGTTAGAATTGCTACTTGGACCTGTATAAGGACCAATTTGGACAATACTTTGAGATGCATTTTTTTCCACTAGGGTAGAAGCTCCCTGTCCAACTAGGTCGTGCCATGCATAATTGCTGCCAGTATCTACAGATCCATTGCCTACTCTAACTTGTGCGTATTGACCATTAGCCCCTGCTGTGCTAATACCAGTATATCTAATTTGTAAGTGCTGATAAGTAGATGGAATACTTGAAAAAGTTACGGAAGCAGATCCCAACAAGCCAACAGTAGTAGTAGCAATAGACTCATAAGAGCCAGCTGCTGTAGCTACCCCACCGCTAGAGGCAATGATCCCAATTAAAGAGTTAAGCATTACGCAATGCCACCGACTACAGTCCA